ATGAAATTTACAAATGATAAACTGAAAGAAAGAATATTCGATATGTATGACAGTATGGCGGATTTTGCGTCTGATTTGGGAATTTCAAGAAAATCTGTTATTAAAAAACTGAACGGCGACGACTATTTTACCGAAAGAGAAATAATAAAGGCAGTTCAGCTGCTTGATATAGAGCCGATACAGATAAAAGAGTATTTTTTTACCCTTGTGGTTTAGAAATACTGAACGAAAGGGGAGATCAAAACGGAAAGAGAAAGCATTGTATTTTACAGAAGTTTCTATGAGGCGATAAAAAACCTACCTCCCGAGGAATTTAAAAAATGTGCGGAGGCTTTGCTGGAATACGGACTTAACGGTAACGAACCGGAAACCGACGGCATAGAAAAGACCGTATTTGTTATGGCAAAACCGCAGATTGATAAAAACAATCAAAGGTATATGAACGGTAAAAAGGGAGGACGAAACCGAACGGAAACCGAAGAAGAACCGAACCGAAACCGAAACGGAACCGACAAGGACTCATACTGCGAAAACACCGAACCTAATGTAAATGATAATGTAAATGTAAAAGATAAAGATAAAGATAATGAAAAGGAAAATGTAAAAGCGAATTTGAAAAAAAGCGGAGCGTGCGCTCCCGTGTATTTTCCCCTTGACAAAGACCTTGACGAAGCTTTTAAAGGCTTTATCGATATGCGTAAACAGATAAAAAAGCCCATGACCGCAAGAGCCGTAGACATGATGATGAATAAAATAAACGCCATGGGGGACAACAACAAGGCTATCGACTGCCTTAACGAAAGCACTCTGCATTGCTGGCAGACCATATATCCCGAACGTGGAAAAGCCCGTGCCGAGCCGGAAAAGAGCGGAAACCCGTTCATGGACATTTACAACGAGATGAAGGAGGCTGAAGAAAATGACGAATACTGAAACGGCGGCTGTTTTGGCTGTAATAAAAACCGCATATCCGAGATATTATGAAAGCAAAACCAAAAGGGAATTGCAGGAGACAATATCCCTTTGGCAGACAATGTTAGCCGAGTACGCTCCGTCTGTCGTAAACGCCGCCGTAAAATCCATAATAGCCACAAGCAAGTTTCCGCCCTCCATAGCCGAGGTGATAGAGATGATAAATACTATTACAAAGCCTGCGGAACCGGGCGAGGTGGAAGCATGGGGTCTGGTGAAAAACGCCATACGCAACAGCACATATAATTCCGTAGAGGAGTTTGAAAAACTTCCGAAAGCCGTACAGCTGACATTGGGAAGTCCGTCGGTGCTGAAGGAATGGGCGATGAGCGAGGAAAACGGCATGGAAAAGGTTGTGGCGTCCAACTTTATGAGGGCGTACAGGCAGAAAGCGGACAGTATAAAGGTCGTGGAATCCATACCGGTTATGTTTTTGGAGGAAGCGAAAAACCCTATGCTGGAGGATATCGGGGGTATGGGAGATATGGAATAAAGGAGGATAATCAAGCGTAAAACGACAAAAAGCAATAAAAAACAATAAAAAACGATGAAAATAACAAATGTTGAATAACAAGGAGGACTGCGAATGAAAAAACTAATCGAAATGAAAACTATTGAAAAAGACGGACACCACATGTTTACATACGAAAACGGCATTAAGACGCCCATACCCGACGACGGCGTTGCGTTCTGCTATCTGGCAGAGGAAACGGAAAACGGACGTATGTTAAAGGCTACGGACTTCCCCGATAGGGCAGGCGCAATTGACGGTAGGTTTGTAGTAACAGACGAGGTGGAAAACGGAAACGGTAAGCCGAAAATCAACGGAGTTAAATATGACGTTTGGGGCATAGGAGAGGATGAAAGCGGAACGTACGTCATCGAAAGCGCAAGAGGGAACAGGTTCTATATAAGAGGCGGAGAAAAGAAGTTTGTTTCCCACCCGAATAAGGGCAGAAAGAAAAAGGCTATGGAGATTATCCATGAAATTTACGCCATGCTCCGATAATCGCAGTTAAAGGAGGAAATTATGGAAATCATCATAGCATTGATAAGCGCAGGGTCCGCAATAGCCGTCTGTATGATAAACAACGCATATCAGGCGAAAAAGGTGCAGGCGCAGCATGACGAAACAATAGCGTTGATTAAATATCAGATAGCGGAATTATCGGACAGAGTGGACAAACACAACAACCTTATAGAAAGGACATACAAGCTGGAACAGAAAGCCGCTGTGTACGAGGAAAAAATATCGGTGGCAAACCACAGGATAGACGATTTGGAAAATAAGGAGGGGTAACATGGTCGAAGCGCTGACAAAGCTAATAAGGGTAAAAACTATCGTAACGCTGGCATTGACGGCTGTGTTTGCCTTTCTCTGCTGTACGGGAAAAATAGAGGCAAGGGAGTTTGTAACGGTATTCACCGTTGTAATATCGTTTTATTTCGGAACACAGCATGAAAAGAAAGAGGGTGAACAAAAATGA